AGATTGCTTAAGAAAGAGCCTAAAGAACGAGGAAAAGCTCCATGCATGATAGTATTTTGTTCGTTTCAGCAGATACAAACAGTAATAGAATACGCTAAAAAACATGGGTTTAAAAATCACATCCCGCTTGTGTTTGTAAAGAATTACAGTCCTCAAGTATTAAAAGCTAACATGAGAATATGCGGAGCTACTGAATATGGTTTAATCTTATACAGAGATAAATTACCTAAGTTTAACAACGAAGGTAAAATGATATTTAACTGGTTTGAGTGGAAGAGAGATAATGCTAAGCAATACCCGAAGATACATCCGGCACAAAAGCCTGTAAGCTTGCTAAAAAGACTTATAGAAATATTCACAGATGAGGGAGATATAGTAATAGACCCTGTAGCCGGAAGTGGTACAACACTAAGAGCTGCAAGGGAGCTTAATAGGAATTCTTACGGCTTTGAAGTGTCTAAAGAATTCAGCAATAAAGCAAAAGAATTGATGCTTTTTGAAAATAACGAAGCTAAAGAAAGAGGTGAATAAATGACCGCTAAAGAGTATCTAAGGCAGCTAAAATACTTAGACAACCGGATAAATGCTAAGCTGCTTGAGAGGGAACAGATAAGAACAATAGCTGAAAAAACCACAGTAAGCTTATCTGAAAAAGTACAGACAAGTTCTGGCACCAAAATGGATGATGTGGTTGTAAGGCTGGTGGAGCTTGAAGAGCTTATAAACAAAGATATAGATAAGCTTGTTGAATTAAGAGAAGAAGCAGGGAATAAGATAAACAGGATTTCTAATGATAAATATAAAATTGTATTATCAATGTATTATTTATCAAACAAAACTTTTGAAGATGTGGCGGAGTTGACCAATATGTCACTGAGGTGGATTTATATATTACATGGTAAAGCGTTAAAGGAATTTGAAAAAAAATTTTAAAATAATTCATTAAAGTTCATGTTAATTCATGTTAATTCACTATGGTTCTGTGATATTATGTAAGTGGATTTTAAGGAAAATCCGCAGGACATAAAACCTCCTTACAGATATAACAATACTTTGGGCACAGGAAAGGCAGTCAGCAGGCTGTCTTTTTTGTTTGTAAAAAATAAAAGATGGGAAGGTGAGGTGAGTGGCAAATGAGCATGAAAACTTAATACCATTAAACAAACGAACAAAGGACGAACAAAGAGAAATTACACAAAAAGGCGGAAAAGCTTCAGGTGTTGTAAGACGAAGAAAAGCGGATTTAAGAAAGATAGCAGAAGGTATGATCACCGGAGATATATCTGAAATGATGGTCAAGTCATTGATAGACATTGCAGTGGATCCATCAAACAAGAATGCAGTTTCTGCTTTTAAAGAAGTGAGGGACTTGCTGGGGCAAAAGAAGACTGCTTTAGATGTTAAAGAGCAAAAGGCAAGAGTTGAGCAGATAAAGGCACAAACTGAAAAGTTAAAACCTGAAGACATAAGCATACAAGGGGAAAAATACACGGGAATCCCTGCAAGCATGGTAGCTCCCGTATTTGCTCCCGTCTTGTTTGATATACACGAACATAACTATACGGAGTATGTATTTCCCGGCGGTAGAGGTTCAACAAAGTCCTCTTTTGTGTCATTGCAAGTTATAGACTTGATAATGCGAAACGATAATATGCACGCCGTAGTTATGAGACAGGTAGCGGATACGCTTAGAGGTTCTGTGTATCAACAGATTATGTGGGCTATAGATGCCTTAGACCTTACAGGAGAGTTTCATCCTACTGTGAGTCCTATGGAGATAACACGAAAGTCTACAGGACAGAAGATATATTTCAGAGGAGCCGATGACCCGGGAAAGATTAAATCAATCAAAGTTCCGTTTGGATATATCGGTATCTTATGGTTTGAGGAACTTGACCAGTTCGCAGGACCTGAGTCAGTAAGAAAGATAGAACAGTCCGTTATCCGTGGTGGTGATGTTGCTTATATATTTAAGTCGTTTAACCCGCCTAAGACATCAAATAACTGGGCTAATAAATATATTAAGGTGCCAAAGGAGTCAAGAACAGTGATAGAAAGTAATTATTTACAAGTCCCCGCTAAGTGGCTGGGCAAACCGTTCCTAGAAGAAGCGGAGTTCTTAAAAGATACTAACCCCGATGCTTATGAAAATGAGTATATGGGAGTTGCCAATGGTGCAGGCGGTTCGGTATTTGACAATGTGGTTATAAGGCAGATAACAGACGAGGAAATAGCAGAATTTGACCACATTCTTAACGGGGTCGACTGGGGCTGGTATCCGGATCTATATGCTTTTGTGCGTGTTCATTATGAGCCTGCACAGCATAAACTATATATTTGGCAGGAATATACTTGCAACAAGCAGAGCAACGAACAGACAGCAAATACACTCATAGAGATGGGTATTACAGGCAATGACATAATTACTTGCGACAGCTCAGAGAATAAGTCAGTTGCAGACTATAAAGCTTATGGATTACTTGCAAGAGCAGCAGAAAAAGGTTCGGGCAGTAGGGAATACTCATACAAATGGTTGCAGTCTTTAAAAGAGATAATAATTGACAATATCAGATGTCCGGAGGCTGCACAGGAGTTTTTAGATTATGAATACGAGAGGGATAAAGAGGACAATGTTATAAGCGGATATCCTGACGGTAACGATCACTGTATAGATGCTGTAAGATATGCAACTAACCGAATCTGGAAGAAAAAAGGACAGTAAAATGTTTAACAGATTGATAGAAATAATAAGAGGGGTGATTAAAAAAGTGTTTCCTTCAAAAACGATAAAGCAGGTGATAGGGCAGGACATAGCCATTAGCCAAGCAATGATAAATAAAATAGAGACATGGAACGCTATGTATAACGGTCAAGCCTCTTGGATTGATAACAAAGTAAGTTCTTTGATGATAGAACAAGGTATTTGTACAGAGTTCGCCAATGTGTGCCTCAATGAGATGGAGGCGAGTGTATCAAATAAACAGATAGATGTGATATTTCAGGAATCTATTAGAGCATTAAATGAAAACTTACAGCTTGGTCTTGGTCTCGGTTCTTTTTGTATAAAGCCCTTGGGGGGTGATGCAGTTGAGTATGTAACAGCTGACAGATTTATACCGCTTGCATTTAACTCAAAAGATAGGCTTACAAGTGTTGTATTTATACAGGTTAAGAGAGTAGGCGAAAACACTTTTTATATAAGGCTTGAATACCACGAATGGAAAGAAGATAAAACACTGAGGATACAAAATAAAGCCTATAAGTCTTCAGATGGCAATAGTATCGGTTCTCCTATTGCTTTGACGGATATAGAAGAGTGGGCAAATCTTCCGGAAGATGTATTTTATACCGGAGTAGAAAAGCCTGACTTTGGATATTACAGAAATCCTATTAAAAACACTATTGACAATTCACCTTGTGGAGTGTCGGTATTTGATACTTCCATAAATCTTATAAAGATGACCGATGCACAATTTGCAAGACTTGATTGGGAGTTTGAAAGCGGAGAGCGTGCTGTTCATGTGGATATTACAGCACTGCAAGCCGCACCGGTAATAGGGAAAGAAGGCAAGACAACATACAAGATGCCTAGGCTGTCCGAAAGGCTTTACAGGGGCTTAAATCTATCCAAGGGCAACGGTGACGATATATATCAAGAGTACAGCCCTGAAATTAGAGACAGTAATATTGTAAATGGCTTAAATGCTTATCTTAGAAGAATAGAGTTTAATTCCTGTTTGTCTTATGGTGATTTGTCAGATGTCACTGATGTGGACAAGACAGCTACAGAAGCAAAAATAGCAAAGAAGCGTAAGTTTAATAGAGTAAAAGCAATACAATCTAATTTAAGGGATTGTTTAGAGGATTTAGTGTATGCACTGGCATTTTATAACGGACTTACAAAGACAGGATATGAATTTATATGCACTTTTAAGGACTCAATTCTTGTAGATGAAGAAACTGAAAGACAGCAGGATAGGCAGGATGTTGCAATGGGCGTTATGAGGCTTGAGGAATATAGAGCTAAGTGGTACGGAGAAACAATAGAAGAAGCAACTAAAAACTTGCCTACTGCACCTGATGGCATAGAGGAATAATACATGACCCCTGAAGATATGGAAAAACTTCCGAAACCATTAGAACGGTTAATGGCTGATTTAGAGATGAATATAATTTCTGAGATAGTAGACAGGATAAGGACATTAAAAAAATTACTCCAACT